GGACAAGGACAGTCCGTATTCCCACATCATGGACGCGGTGCAGTACCTTTGTCTTGGCGCTACGAAGGGAGCCGCTGATTACACGCGTCCTAATTCAGAAGATTTACAGTATTCATTCCAGAATTCGTGGGATGTTTCGTTCGATTCAGATTGCGTGTGATGAAGTTTGTAAATCTCGGTAAAACGTATGCGATAATTAAATCAGATGAACGAACTAGAGCAGATATTCGGAATTTCAGGATCGAGCGAGAAGTCGGAGTCGATTCCCGTTTCCGATACCACTGTCAAAATCCCACCTGTAAAGGATTCTTCGTTGAAGGAGGGAGAGCCTACTGTTCCAATGAGCGAAATGGCAAATCTCGTCATGAGGGCGTTTCGCACGAATTCCGATCACAGGAAGATGAGCGGAATGGACGAGAAGCTTCTCTATGCTCTTCGTGCAAACGAATGTCGTTTCGATCAGGAACAGGAATCGAAGATGCGGATGAAATTCCCAGCATCGGTTGCCGATAAGCTGTTCGCTCCTATCACATCAACAAAGAATCGTGCGGCCAAGTCGATGCTTGTCGACCTTGCCAATCAGATTGGTTCTCCTCTTTTCAAGATTGAGCCGACACCGCTTCCTGATGTCCCATCTGAAGTTGCTGAAGAGGCGTTTGAGAAGGTGATGTCGAACATTAAGAATGTGTTCATGTCACTTGAAAAGAACGGAGTGAATGAAATTCCTCCAGAGATGATGGAGTATCTGAATCGTCTTGTCGTTTCTGCCACGAACGAGTCCTATGACGAGATTGAAAACTCAAAGGAATCGTTTGCTAGGAATCGTGCGAAGCGAATGGAGAAGAAGGTCTGGGACCTGATGTGCGAAGGAGGATTTTCTTCAGCCTTCATGGATGTACTTACCAACGTGTGCGTTTATGGAACTGGAGTTATGGTCGGTCCAACTGCACGCGTCGTGTCTTCCAATAAGTGCGTAGAGGACAAGAAGAACGGAACAAAGAAGTACAAGAGAATCAATTCCGTAAAGCTAGTCTACGAGTCTGTAAATCCGATGGATTGCTATCCTGCTCCTGACGCGAAGGATGTGTCTGACGGACCTTTCTGCATGAGGGTGAAGTATACGGCTGACGAACTTTGGAGATTCTCAGATTCGAAGGCAAAGACAGAGGATGGTGTCCGTGGATGCGGGTGGATTCAGAGTGTCGTAAGGAACATTCTTTCTCGTCATCCTTCCGGAGGACTTAAGCTTAACATCGTCAATTACGATAGCGACAGAAGGACGTGTGAGAACAACGGTTTCGCTGATGATGTGAATGACTGTACCTTCGAAGGCGTCAGATGTTTCATGCCAGTTCGCGGTTCGGTCCTCATTCAGATGGGTATTGTCAAGAATCACAAGGGTAAGACGATTGACCAACAGGAATACTACAAGACCGAGACGATTGTAATCGACAACCGTGTCGTTTACTGCACGATCTTCCCTGATGAATTTGCGGTTCCTGTTTCGAAGTGCGCTTTTTACGATTGCCCTGGATCATGGTGGGGTGATTCGATTGCAGAGAAACTTAAGATGACGCAATGTGTTCTCAACAACTGCATCCGTGCAATGATGGAGAACATGGCTGCTTCTTCGAATTCTGTGTGGTGGGTAAACGATGTTCAGCGTTTGGTGAACAAGTCTCCGCAGATGAAGATCAAGGCCGGAATGACAATCGGATTCGGATCTTCGATGGTTGGTAATACTGGCGCTCCAATCGGTGCCATAAACGTTCCTTCTACCGCAAATGAACTTCTTTCCGTGTGGCAGAGGATGCAGTCACAGGCTGATCTCGATTCTGGGCTTCCTGCATATACAGAGGGTCAGAGCGCAGGTCAGAGCGGTGCTTTGCGCACTGCAAGTGGTCTTGCGGTCTTCACGGAAGCAGCAAACCGTGGTCTTAAGATGGTCATGACTACCATTGACCACAGTCTCATATCAAATGTTGCACGTATGACTGCAGACTGGGTTCTTATTCATGATGACGATATGGATCTTAAGGGTGATGTGAATATCAGGTCGGTAGGTCTCATCGGTAAGATTATGAAGGCCCAGCGAGATCAGCAGAGGATGCAACTTTTCGATATGGTGCAGAAGTCTCCTATTCTTTCTCAGATCGCTGGAATCAAGGGTCTTATCGCGTTGTTCAGGCCCGCCATTGAAGACATTGATGTCAATCCTGACGATGTTCTTCCGAGTAAGGGAAAGATTGAGGAGATGGAATTGGTTCAGCAGATAAAGCAGGTTTTCGATGCTACGCAGGCTTCTCAGGGAGTTCAGGAAAATTCTGCTGCGATTCAAGGTCCTCATAACGCGCAAGGTATGCAGGGTGAGGTAGCAAATGAACCTGCACCAGGCAGTGTCGCTGAAAGGAGGAATGTGGCATGAACGATTATGTTCAGTCTACAGAGCGGCTTTTCAAGTCCTTGAAAGATAGGGATGCGCTGAAGGAATTCTGTAATGCAATGCGCCAAAGGGCGATGCTCGTTTCAAGGAATATCGTAAGTGCGGATGATGACAATACGATGCACGCATTAAGAGGACAACTTTCAATTTGTTTCGAACTCGCAGATGGAGCCGAATCTGCTCTAGAAGCGGAAAAAGCGAAAGCCAACGCCGATTCCGCAGGAAGGATTCAGAATGAGGCCTGAGAGTAAGAATTACACCGCCATCGGATTCGGGCTGTTTCCCGCTCCGACAAGGCAACACCAACTCCCGAGTGGCATCGGGCTTGATGAGGAACAAGGAGACAACAAATGAGTACGGTTAACGAACAGATCAGTGCCCTGACGGGTGCTACGGATGGCAACCAGTCCGCAAAAGACGTGGACTGGAAGCAGAAGTGCGATGAACTCGAAAAGGAACTCAATTCCTCTCGTGTCGAGCAGGGTCGTGTCAGGAAACTGAACGGCGAACTCGAAGCAGCGAAGAAGGAGATTGAGGAACTTCGCAGTCAGAAGACGAATCTCAAGGATTCTCTTCCTGAAGAACTGCGTGAGAGTGTTGCGCCGGAGGTTCAGGATGCGACCGAAATGATGGTTCGTACTGCGCTAGCAAAGCAGCAGGCTGAGACGGATCGTCGAATCGCGGACATGGAGGAGCGTTATCGTAAGGACGCAGAGGCGTATCGTGCAAGGAGTTCTGAGGAGTTCCTTTCTCGTGTCGATAATGACTTCCCTGGTTTCCGCTCTAGTGTTACCGCAGGTGGTGACAAGGCCGAGGCTTGGACGGCATATCGCCGTTACAATCAGGCGTCAATTTCGGAAGCGTTCAATTCTGGTGATTATGAAACATTCGCCTATCATGTCCGCAAGTTCTATTCAGACCATCTCGGAGTCGATGTTCCTTCGGCTAAGGGAGGCGTCGCCACACCCCCTGATCCGTTAAATCACGGTGGCGGTAGTAATGGCGGAACGACAGTCTCCGGCAAGACCTACACCCAAGAAGAGTTCATGGCACTCTATGATGCCGTCGAACGCGCTCGGGATAAGGGTGACTATGCCGAGATGGCGCGTCTGAACGCCGAAATCAAGGCAGCTCCTGCCGAAGGACGGGTAAAGTAACCCGAAGATTCGGATGACGGGGATGCCAAAATAAAGGAACAACAAAATGGCTAACGCTTATTTTGGTATTGCTGGTGGCTCGACCGCTTTTGCCGGTACGCAGACCGTCCAGATGGAGAAGGCGTTTCGTAAGCGCTTTCGTGATCAGTCGATCATGCCTCTTCTGACGAATCGGGAGTGGCAGGGTCGTTTCCGTGGTGTCGGCACCGAGATTAAGATCCCGGTTCTGCCCGTTCTTCATTCGTACAAGACCGTGCCTGGTGAGGCCGTCAAGTACCAGACTCCGAAGTCGACCGAAGAGTCGTTCGTGATCAACCGCGAGCGCGCTTGGGGTCTTCACATGGAGCAGGAGGACAAGCTGTTCGCCGACTTCAACATCGAGTCGCCGATTCTTGAAGAACAGGCGAAGGTGATGGGCGAGGAAATCGAGTTCGAGTTCCTTTCCGACATCAAGACGAAGTGCGCTCCTGCGAACACGGGTAATGCTACGACTGGTAAGGCCGGTTATGTGACGGGCGAGTTCCAGATCGGTTCGTCTGCGCTTCCGACTATCCTCTTCAAGAAGGATTCGGACATCACTGGTTCGGCTCCGACGTTCGATTCGAACTCGGCCAACCGTCTTGCGGCTCCGGACTTCTTCGCTCACCTCGCAGGTACGCTCACCGAGCAGCCTGGTGGTAAGCAGGGTTCGTGGCGCTGCGTTCTTCCGACGGCTGTCGCTGTCATGCTTCAGACGTCTGAACTCAAGCAGGCTGAACTCACGGGTGATGCGACGTCGACGCTCCGTAAGTCGGTTAAGGACATCGGTAATCTCGCTGGCATGGATCTCATCATGTCCGACAAGATTCCGTGCTTTAACCTGACGGACGGCGCTTCTGTCGTTCACAAGGTGTTCCCGATCATCGCTCTCGACACGACGGCTATCACGTTCGCTGAAGAGGTTGTGATCAAGGAGAAGCTTCAGGACAAGGACGAGTGGGGTGATTTCCACCGCTGCAAGACCATCTACGATTGGTTCGTCCGTTATCCGGAGCGCTTCGCGGTCGGTTATGTCTGCGTGAAGTAATCGAAAGGAGAAACGAATATGAACTATCAGGTTAATCAGCAGGAGATCTTTTCGGTCGTCGTTGACGGTTCGAAGATTTCCACTACGGCTATCGAGGTTGCGACGATTCCGGCCAACACGGTTGTGACGGGCGTTGTCTACGAGGAGGTTGAGAAGGTTGATGCGTCGAAGGCGATTACGCTCAAGGCGAAGACCGCTCATGCCGATTCTGGCTCGTTCACCGGTTTCACGACTGGTTCTGGCACTACCTGCGTGAATGGCTACAATCCTGCCGTCACTACGTCGTACTATGCGGCTTCCACTTCTGGTGGAGCTGTCACGACCGCCGTGTCCGTTCCTGGCACCTTCTTCACGAAGGCCGGAGACGTTCTCACGGTTGCTGGTCCGTCGACGCTTACGACTGGAAAACTCCGCATCGGTCTCGTCGGTTTCCGTACCGGTATGACCGCAGCGTATAGTTCGGCTGGCGACAACAAGGCGCCGGTTGATCCGTACACGCCGCCAGAAAAGAAGTAAGGCGACAAAAGTCCCCATCCCCGAAATGGGGGTGGGGCATAACTCTAAAAGGAGACAATAAACATGAAATGCACATATCTTATCAACATGGAAGATGGGCGTCTTGAGTTTCGTGATGAATACACGGAGACGCAGGTTAATCTCAAGCCTATTCCTGATGAAGTTAAGTCGATGATTATGCGTGGAGAAGTCACGGCTCGTGATGTCATCAACGCCATTTCGATGAAGGTAAAGGAATCTGGTGAGTTCAATCTCACGGAGTATCTTGAAGGGATGAAGCGTCTTAATGTTCGTCAGTCCAACAAGCAGGAGGCTCCAAAGCAAGTCGAGCTTGCTGATGTTGAGGACGCAATTTCCGTTGAGGATGTCAAGATTGCGAAGAGCAAGTCTGGAGACTCTACTACGAAGACTGCGAAGAAAGAGCGTGCGAAGAAGGTCAATGACGTTCTGGACAATGTTGAAATTCCGGAAATGTTCAAGGCCAATTGATTTTCTGGAGGTTATGTATGGCAAGTGAATTTGACAGCGAACTAGAGACACCAGAAATGGAGACGTTGGCAAGCCTTGCTGAAAACATCGTGTATCGTCTTCCTGGTTGTTCAGACATAATGATCAGGAAGACGATTCGTGATGTATATCGTGACTTCTGCCGTCGTTCGTGCTGTCTCTGCGGACGACGGCAATTTAAGATTAGCCATGCAGATAAGATCATTCCAGTTCCGTCTGAATATGGATATGTTGACTCTGTTTCTGAAGTTCGATTGAACGGGCGCGTCTTGATCGGTGGAAGAGATTATATGGTTCTTGGCGGTAGTCCGGTTATGATAGAGATTTCAGATAGGATATTGCCAAGAGAGGGAGTTGAAGAAGAGAATCTTCCTTTGTTGGACATTGTTTCTGTGCAAATCCCTAGATTAGAATCCGAATCATCACCTAGATGGTTTATCGAAAAATACGGTGAGTACATCGTTTCTGGAGTGTTGTCAAGAATTATGGCTATGAGTGGTAAGGCATGGTCAGATCAGCCACAGTCTAAAATTGAGCTTTTGAGGTATGAAAACGGGCTTAATGAGGCAAGGGTGAATTTTTACTCAAAATCTTCAAACGGATATATTGAATCAATTGTCGATAGCGGAGATCTTATATGACACAACTTACTATAACTCCTGACATTCAAAAGAAGAAGGCTGTAATAAACGGAACTATTGCATGTGGAGAACATGTTCAGGTTACTGTTTCAGGAATGGCACAGCATCTTACAAACACTCTTAGATTGAGGGTTGTGTTTGGTCCGGTTACAGTTGCAATGTTCCCCGTTCCTCCTAAAGAGGGAGAGACTGCATCACAGTGGACTGTGTCTGGTAGCGATTTGCGTTGTGTGTTGAATCTCAATACTGTTCAGGCTTTTAAGATGTGTTTGGGTTGGCAGAACGATTGTGTTTTCGTTCTTGAAGACGTCGGTGACATAACAACCACACCACCTGCTGATCCTACATTATATTTTGTCCAGCCAAAACTTGTTAATGGTTGGCCTAATCGTCCAGAGATCCAAGAGCTGTTGGATGTTGATGTTTATCCAAAACTCATTCAGAATGACGCTGCAGCTGCTTCGCAGTTGTCTATTCTTGCGAATCTTGTATCGTCTATTCAGTCTTCTCTTTCTGCTGCAAATGCCGCGATCGTTGATTTGACTGTGAGAAAGGCTAATGTTGCCGACATCTATACAAAGAATGAGGTTGGAAGTCTTATTGCAATTGCTTCTAAACCTCTTCGAAACCTTCGGTTTACGCTTGAGAAGGTTGGAAATGTTTGGGATGTTGTCGAGTTTATCACAAAGTCTCTCGGTGGAACTGTTGAAGGAAGTGTTAATCCTTCAGCTGAAAATCCGTCTGTAACTGGAATTGTTCCTGGTGCAGATGGATCTGTCCATACGATGCAGGCAATGTACGATGGAGATAACTGGGTTATCGTGTGCGATCCAACAACAAGTCAGGAGTAATAAAATGAAACATATCATCAATGTTTTTTTATTGGCGTTGTCGCTTTCTTCTTTTGCTAGTAACGAAGATAAGATGCCAGCAACCCACAAATGGGTTCGTGACTATGTTGGAACAAATGAAACTACAGTTACAAAAGATTGGGTTAAGAATTTTGTTTCAACGAATAACACTCGTGAATATGTATCTCCATATTCGTGCTCTTGTGTAGATCCTGATACTGGAGAAACGTTTGATCTTACATTTAATTTTGAACAGGCAAAGAACCGTGCGATTTTTGTAACGGAGTCAAATGTTCAATCAATGCCTGTTGGATTGACGTTTGTTGAGACTGGAAGTCATGAGTATCAGAATGTTACTAACTCGTCTTGCACATATATTGCAGGAGGAAGTGAGCAGTTCGGATATGTTCTTGAAGAGCCGTATTCAATAATTGTTACTAATGGATCGGAAGTGTCTCGTAAGACGTTATATGCTAAGACTAACGCTAATATGGTTGTTAGACTTTTGACAGATGTTGGTGGTGTTGAATATAAATCTATTCAGCATAGAAGTGGAGTTCATGAGTTTTTTGCAGTAACTAACGAAATAACCAATTCGTTTGTGATGTGCACAAAACTTATTACAGATAAAGAGAAAATTAAGTTATTGACACCTATTAACAATTCTGTGTCGTTTTTTGACTTGCTTTTCCCATCTGCTCATGCTATTTCGTATGTTGCAGATGATCCTATCGGACATGCTGTATATAAAGGTATTAAATGTTATTGGAAGCAATGACCTCACTGTTGACAGACAGTTTTTTGTTGGTGTAGCCCTCTGCCATTTTGAGCGCTCTTTCGTTGAAGCCGTGAATAAGATTGTTATCCAGCGTGAAGGAGGCATTGCCGATGGTAGCGGACTTGATGACTCTGTTGCCGTTTTTATCGTTAATGGTGATGGAATAACTGCCTGCCTCCGTCAATACCAAGGTAATGGCGGTGGTGGTTACATCGGCGGAAGGATTGATTTTCTTGCCGTCCTTCAAGATGATGTAGGAGGTGTTATTCTTGGCAAAGGTAATGGTGATTTGATAGTTGGAACAAATGACGGCATTATCTTTTTCGGAATAGTTCCAAATGGCGCCGTCTGCAAAAATCGTGGAAATATCCACAAGCAGAGAATTGGAAACGGCAAAGTAATAAACTTTTTTATTGCCGAAGCAGTTGACGACTTCAAAGCAATAATAACCGTCACCGTCATCGTAGGCGTATTGCAATTCCTCGGGGATTTCATTTACGGAATAAACCAAGTAGGTTTTGCCGAAGTCTAATCCCAAAGGAGAGTAGGAAACGCGAATTTCGGAGATATACGCATCAAGATTTTCGGTGTTGACTTTTAAGTAAGTGCCGTTGGTGTAGAAGAACTCACCGCTACCGACCTCACCGATTTCAATGTCGCCCTCGTTGTTATAGAAGGTGGCATCGGACTGACGCTTGGAGAGCAACGCTTTGAAGTAAGCGGGCTCAATGTCGGTTTCGGCAAAGGTGACGCGTGCTTCCACCGTGACAATCTCGGAGGAGGTGTTGTTGTCGGTGGCCGTTAAGGTTAAGACACCCTCGCTTGTAATGGAGGCGGTCAAGACAATCTGCAAATCGGCAAACTCATATACAAAGACATCGTTTTTAATATTGGCGTCTACCGAGATGATGGAGGCATCTTCTTGTTCGTTGCCAACGGAAAATCCGTCTGCGATATTATCGTTTGCAAAAATCTTATAGACAAAGCGATAAAGTGCGCCGTCAACATAGGTAAGACCTAAGAAAGATTGGTTGCCCTGACTGTCGGTGAGCAGATAGATGATGTTGGCATTGTTTGCCACGGTGATTTGCATTTGGTCATTGCCGTATTGCTGATAGGTATAAACGGTAGAGTTGCGAACATAATGTTCTAAACTGTTTTTATCCAAAAGCACATCGGTATCTACATAGAGTTCCTCTTCCTCGGTGCCTGTGGTCTGGAACTTTCTCACATAATACCAGTAGGATTCGGGAATCTTCTGTCCGTCTTCATCCAAGAGGTAATTGCCCTCGGAGTCGGTCTTATAAACGGTATCCATGACGGGTTGATATTCTACACCGTCAACCGAGTAGGTGACTTGGCTCTTGTTATCGTTTGTGAAGGAAAACTCGCTGGCATTGTTGAGCAAATCGTAAACGGTAATCTGATATTCGCCGTAGTCGGACAGGATATTGTGGTTGATGCCGTCCTCGTAGTTGCCGGCCGGATCGTCCGGCGAGAAAAGCGCACGATACGCGCCCGG